CATAATTTATGCGACAACAACTTTTTGATAATAATTATATAATTCTGGACGAGTTTATACCTCGGGATCAGGCAAAAATAATAGCAGAGAGATTCAAAACCGATTGTGAACGTGAGAATCTTCCTGGTGATGCACAGGCGGAAAATTCTCATAGTATATACAATTATAAACCAGCATTAGAACTTCTATGTAACTCTACAAATAGAGTCTCAGAGGTTATTGATGAACCAGTTTTACCCACTTATACTTACGCAAGAGTATATAAAGAGGGTTCTGTACTGACTAAACACACAGATAGACCTTCATGTGAAATATCATTAACTCTTCATTTAGATGGTGATAAACCGTGGCCTATTTGGATAAAGAATAAAGAAGGTAGAAACGTATGTGTTGAGATGCAACCAGGAGACGCTTTACTTTATCTTGGTTGTATTGCTCCGCATTGGAGAGATGAGTTTTATGGTACATGGTATGCTCAGATTTTTATGCACTATGTTAGATCTAACGGTCCTGCTGCTGGGGTTTACTTTGATAAAGGAAAAAGTCAGGTCAATGAACCTGAAATATTAAATGCGTTACGAAATGAGTCTAAAACTGGGGAAAGGACATTGACTAATCCTTATCTCAATGGTATGCTATTAAGTAATAATGATTTCTCATCTATAGATTGGGATTTTAATAAAAATGACGATGACGATGACGATGATGAGGAGGAAGAAATGAAAACAGACATTTTAGATATTCTAGAGCAAAAGAAACAAAACTTACAACAAAAGAAATCTGGTCTATTGAATAGACTGATTAAAGAAAAAGAACAGACCGAGACAAAATTGCATGAAGAAGTATCTACTTCTCATAAAGATTCTGTCTTTGTTAGGTTTAATGAACGAGAAAAACTTGAAGAACAATCATCAGGTGTTCCTACATTAGATCACTTTGTTCGTGTTTATGAAAATGCTTTACCAGACAAAGTATGTGATGATATTCTAAATGAATATGTTACGACAGATTTATGGAGTCAGGCAATGACTGGTGGTGGTGCAGATGATACTGCTAGAAACTGTGATGTTATTGGAATTTCTAATAGAGATATTTTGGAGCAAAGTCCTAACATTAGAACAATGTTAGATAAGTCACTCTTTAATTGTGTTGCGACTTTAATTAAAAAGTATGAATCAGACTGTGCTGGTAAAGATGGTCTTTCTATCGCTCAAGACACAGGATATGAACTATTGAGATATAGAGAGGGGCAATTTTATGTTCAGCATACCGATCATTTCAAAGAAAATCCTAGAGTTGTATCATGCAGCATTTGTTTGAATGATGACTATGAGGGTGGTGAATTTGCTTTCTTTGATAGAAATAAAGTAATCAAACCAAAGAAAGGTAGCGCCATCATGTTTCCTTCCAGTTTCATGTTCCCTCATGAAGTTATGCCCGTAATTAAAGGGAATAGATATGCAATTATCACTTGGTTAGTATGAGAGAAACATACAAAGATTTTATAGGCATTTATGAAAATGCAGTTCCTGTAGAATTTTGCAGAGATTTGATAAACTTGCATAAAAATGCTGATGTAGAAGAAAAATGGAGCTCTGAAGAAAAGTATGGTGGAGCATTAAACAGGAAAGATGAAGCACTGCAATTAGAAGATTATTCTCAACAATATCTAGAGGAAGTCCAGAAATTTGTTTTTGAATATCTTGAATTGTATAAGAAGAAATATTTTTCTTATTACGAATGTAAACATATAGATTATACTGCACCATTCATAAAAGTACAAAAAACTGAACCGCAGGGTGGATACCATATCTGGCATTATGAAGTTGATTCAATACAACATGTATCCCGTTCTTTAGTTTGGATGATTTATTTGAATGACGTACCTAAAGGTGAAGGTGAGACTGAATTTCTTTGGCAGGGTCTCAGAATACAACCAAAGAGGGGGACTTTGTTAATCTGGCCAGCACAGTTTACTCACACACATAGAGGCAACCCAGTTTATAATTGCACAAAATATGTTGCTACTGGATGGATTGAGTATGCAGATTTATATGATGGAGAAGTGGAAGAGTTATATCGACCAGAAGGTGATGGTATTTGGGCGTATAGAACTTGCGATAATGGTAGAGATGAGTTACAATCAAACAAAGAAAAACCTTACAAACGTTTCACAGATCTTAATTAACATGGCGCTTTCTGAATCAGTAGAATCTTCTCTTAAAGAGGCAGAATCAAATCTTCGTAATGCATTAGCGTATGCTGCACGTCAAGAACGTCCAGTAGTTTGTGCAGTTATTGCAGAACTAATTACAAAAATTGATAATCTTCAGTCAATGGATTCTCTCCTTGATAAGTTGGAGAATCGTCAACCTGGAGATAGTGGTAGTTTTGGGTTATTTACAGATGATGAATGAATCATAAAACAAATATAAAGAAACCAACATATTTGTTAGAGTTCCCGTATAATATAATATATTATAGTTTGTGGGTGCTCCTATGAGTTTCAAACGAGATAAAAAATCTCTCAAAAAAGAAGAAATAAAATCTATGGAGAACGCTGTGAAAGATGCAGGAATAGGTGCTATTCATCCCGATAAGATGGAAGAATGGGCAGAACATTTGGTAAGAAAACTTGTGGAGGATCAAGAAGCATGTTAAATCAATTTACTGTTGTTTTGAATAGTGATGGAACTTTCAACATTATGGTTGATGGTAATATAGTTCAGACTAATCTTCCAGCGTCTGAATTGAGTCAAGTTGCTACGGAGTTTCGTGAAAGTGTAACTAATATGATGTTTGCTGGAGATATTGTTAATGACTGAGGAGACCAGCTGGCGAACCGTCCACCCTCTTGTCTAAGGGGGTTTTTTTGTGTATAATAGTTCTAACGACACAAACCAATGACTCTGACGCTTCGCCCGCATCAAGACCGTATCGTTGCTCGGATGCAATCTTACAACAAAGGTCAGATCATTGTCCCTACTGGTGGTGGTAAAACTCTCACCATGATTGTTGATACTCAGCGTCGTCTGGATTCTATCAACAACGGCACCACAACTGTTGTTGTTTCTCCTCGTATTCTTCTTGCTGAGCAACTATGTTCCGAGTTCCTAGAGATCATTACTGATCCTATGGTTCGTGTTCTTCACGTTCACAGTGGAGAAACTCATCACGAATCTACTACCAAACCAGATTATATCTATGACTGGGCGGTGCAAACTTGGAAACGTAATCGTATCATCTTCACTACCTACAACTCCCTGAAGCGTATTCAGGAATCTGGTATTCATGTTGATACGATTTATTTTGATGAAGCACATAACAGCGTAAAGAAGAACTTTTTCCCTGCTACTGAGTTCTTTGCAGAGAACGCAGATCGTTGCTACTTCTACACTGCAACCCCTAAACATTCCTTGACGCCTAAGAAACCTGGCATGAATTGGTCTGTTTATGGTCAAGTTCTTGCCAACATTCCTGCGCCTGAGTTGGTTGAAGGTGGTTATATTCTTCCTCCTAAAGTTGTAGTCAAGAAACTTGATCTTATCAAGGGTCGCAAGGTAATGTATGCAGAGGATTGTGACAACCTGTTGGAAACTATTGATGACAACAACATCGACAAGACTCTGATTTGTGCTCGCACCACAAAGCAGATTATGGGTCTTCTGTCTCAGTCTGACTTTTGTATGCAACTCGCTGAGCGTGGTTATTCTTGGATGACAATCACATCTAAGACTGGCGCAATCATCGATGGTAAGAAAGTCAACCGTGAAGAGTTCTTCAATACGTTGAACGCTTGGGGCAAAGATGGCACCAAGAAGTTTGTAGTTATACACCACTCTATTTTGTCTGAAGGTATCAACGTCAGTGGACTTGAGGCAGTTATCTTTATGCGTAACATGGACTACATTGGCATCAGTCAGTCTATCGGTCGTGTAATTCGTTTGGGTAGCACTGAGAAGACTTTTGGTCTTGTTTGTATTCCTACATATGACACGGTTGGTATCAGCACTGCCAAGAAAGTACAGGCAGTTGTTGATGTCGTGTTCAATCAAGGTCAACCCGCTATCAGTGAGATTCGTCGATGACTTATAC